AAAGATGATTCAACAGGGGCGTATTGCTAAAGGTTTCAAAACACAAAAAGATTTAGCAATCGCAGTTGGAGTGAATGCGGGTATCATCAGTTCCTACGAATCGGGTCGAGCCATCCCTGACACCGGTGTCCTTCAGAAGTTGAGGCGGGTTCTGGGTGTGAAGTTAAAGTAGGCTCGAGTAGTGTCCGGCGATGTAGTAGACATCTTCGAAACCGAGTTCTTCCAATGTCTCTGCCGCAAACCTGGCTCGTTGCCCAGTATTGCAGTAGACGAGTAAACCCTTCTTGGGAAGTTCCGTAGTGGTCTTTTCGTCCATCTTATTAACGGGGATGTGGAGTGCCTTGGGATAGTGTCCTGCACGATATTCTGTGATTGTACGAACATCGATGACCTTCTTTATCTTACCCTCCTTGATGAGCCGCTTGGCTTCTGAGGAAGACACAAGGTTCTGTCCCATGAAAGTATAAACGAGTGTACCAGTGAGTGCACCAGCTATGAGAAGGGGTATCATTTAGTATCTTCGGGGATTTTAACTATGACATGTTCCATCTCGAAGCAGCATTGTGCGTGACCATCATAAGTCCTCTTACACGCTTTACAGTAATAAAGGATAGGTGCGTTCATAGTATAAATGGCTCTTGGAAAAAAACAAGAAGTTTCTACTCGTCTCACACCTGAAGAATTTGCTGGGCATTCAATGGATGGTCGTTTATCTGCTACAACGGATGCACTTAAGTGTGAAAAGGTTCGGTACAAGTCTAACTGTGACTCGGACAAGTTCAAGGAATTTCTCGAGGACCGACTCACAATATGGGAAGGGGAAAAGAATAACACCTTTCACGGAAAGAAGATGTATGAAAAAACTAAAACTTTGATTGACAACTGGAATTAATTACCGAACGCAACACCGGCCATACCATTCTTGATACGAAGAATGTTATAGTTGACTGCGTACATACGCTGGTGCATGTTACCACCGGACACGTTTCTGAGTGTCACCTTCGCCGTATCGATACGAGAGAAGTTCAGGGAACCGGAAGGCTGAGACTTTCCGATGTTGAGGCAGAATGGCCATGTGTACACGGGGGCGGTTTGCAGAAGATCATCGGGGAGACACTGGCAGTGCATCTTGGGAACCACTGTATGATGGTAATCCTTGGACATGTTCTCGGAGAGAGGTGTACCGTTAATGTACAGAGTAGCATCATCGAAAGCATACGCCGTATCCCATATCGCACCCACGTTCGAGGATACAAGGTGGAGTGCACTTGTGGGGTGATTGAAATAAGTGAGATCGATATCCGTATCCGTCGCCCCAACCATCTGATACTGTGTCTGTGTCATGAGAATCTCATGCTCATTGTCCGTGAAAAACTTACGCTCTTCGGTGTCAAGGTAAGCATACATCGCATACACCTTGGGAGTCGTCGAGAAGGAACCGTCGCGACACTTGATGCGAATCTCGACGTCGTGGTACTGCATGGCGACCAGGGGAAGCGACTTGGTCCAGTCCTGGCTGAAGAAGAAGGGAATCACGAAGTGATCGGCTGTACCCGCAGTATTCGTCGCATTCTCCTTAACCTCCGCTGTAGACACAGCCGACGACGCACGAGCCTGTGTTTCGTTGTAGAGCACGTTGTGAACACCCTGGACATAGAGAGAATCAAGGCGACAGACCTGCTGACCACCGATGTAGAGAAGGAACTCAGTTGGGTTGGAATCCTTGGAGAAAAGACCCGTCGTTTCCGAACCCGTCGCGGCGATACCGGGGGCTTCGATCCACACGTAGCTCAAAAGATCACCCTTCGACTTGACGGGGATGGTCACCTCGGCACCCGAACTGAACGAACCGATGTAATCGATACGCTCAGGTTTGATGGAGAAGTTCGTATGACGCTTGTAGTTCTGGCGGAAAAAACTGACTTCGGGTTGGCCAGTGATGTAGACATCCTGGGCACCCTTGGACACGAGGTCAATCAAAGCGGCTGACATTTACTAGTAAACGATATTAAAATTTTGGCTCGAAGTATACATAAGGAAGGATGGTCGTATTTCAGGCACTCACATGGGAAGCACGCGACGAAGATGAAGATCATTTGATCAGTATCTTTGGCAAGACGGAGGATGGGAAGTCTGTGTGCGTAACTACTACCTTCGAACCATACTTTTACATCAAGCTCCCTGATATCAAGTATGCTCGCGAAATCTATGCTCACATCAAAGACATGTGCACCGGGTACACCGTCGTCGAATCAAAGGATATCTGGGGTTTTCAAAATAATCAAAAATTTTTGTTCATGCGTATCACGTTTTCCAATCTGAAGAAGCGGCGAACGACCGACTACTTCCTAAAAAAACCTCTTAACCTCTCGAGTGGTCCATTTCCCCTGAAGGTGTATGAATCCAATCTTGATCCCATGCTTCGTATGATGCACCGAACAGGAATCCAGTCCACGGGGTGGTTGGATACTGGTAGCGAGTGTGTTCGATCCAATCTCGCACATGTCAACATTGACTTGTTCTGTAACAACTGGGAAACGCTTACACCCGTGAAACGTGATGACGTTGCACCCTTTGTTGTGGCATCCTTCGATATCGAGTCGAATAGTTCTACTGGGAAGTTCCCTGATGCGGATATAGATGGTGATGCATGTTTTCAGATTGCCCTGACCCTTTGCAGACTTGGATCGGACGAACCTTATGACAAGACATGTCTATGTTTCAAAAAAACCGACCCAAACCTGGAAGGTTCTACAATCATAAGTTATGACACAGAACGGGAAATGCTGGAAGCGTTCAGGGACTACATCATCAAGCAAGATATCGATATCATGACGGGTTGGAACATCTTTGGGTTCGATCTTGAATACATCTATAAACGAGCCGCGAAGGTTGGGTGTGGTCACTCCTTCTACAACCTTGGGAAGTTGAAAAACGTCGATTCTGAAATGGTCTACAAGCGTCTATCGTCGAGTGCTTTGGGTGATAACATGCTTAAGCTTCTCCCTATGTCTGGACGATTCATCTTCGACTTGTTTCATGAAGTCAAGAAGGGCTACAAACTAGACAGCTACAAACTAGATAACGTGTCTAAACTTTACCTGGGTGATCAGAAGATTGATATGCCCCCCAAGGAGATGTTTGCTCGTTTCGTCGAAGGCGATCCTGTCAAACTCCGAGAAGTCGCAGAGTATTGTATCAAGGATACTCTACTTCCTCATCGTCTCATGAAACGTCTATGTACACTTCTCAACCTCTTGGAGATGGCGAAGGCTACGTGGGTCCCCATCTCGTTTCTTGTCGAGCGTGGACAACAGATTAAGGTGTTTAGTCAGTTGACCAAGAAGGCTCGGGAACTTGGTTTCATGGTCCCGACGATCCGCTATGGAGCGATTCCACCCGAACCCTATGAAGGTGCCACTGTTTTAGAGGCTCAAGGTGGTGCGTACTACACACCAATTACAGCCCTAGACTTTGAAGGTCTGTACCCTTCGATTATGATGGCCCACAATCTCTGTTATTCAACCTTCGTCATGGATGAAAGGCGTTATGGGAACATCCCCGGTGTTAATTATGAGACGTTTGAATTGAATGGTGGTACCTATAAGTTTGCACAGGATGTGCCGAGTCTTCTTCCGAGTATTTTGGCAGAACTTAAACAGTTTAGGAAACAGGCAAAGAAGGATATGGCTGCTGCGACAGGCTTCATGAAGGAGGTCTACAATGGTAAACAACTGGCCTACAAGGTGAGTATGAACTCGATCTATGGATTCACCGGAGCTGGTAAAGGTATTCTACCATGTGTACCGATCGCCTCAACGACAACTTTCAAGGGGCGTAGTATGATTGAAGAAACGAAGGAGTACGTAGAAAGGAACTTTCCCGGTGCGAAGGTGAGGTATGGGGATACGGATTCAGTAATGGTCGAGTTTGATGTTGGTGGTCGAACGGGAATGGAAGCGATTGAATACAGCTGGGATCTGGGTGAAAAGGCTGCTGAAGAATGCACAGCCCTGTTCAAGAAACCCAACAATCTCGAACTCGAGAAGGTGTATTGTCCATACTTTCTATACAGTAAGAAGCGTTACGCTGCTAAGCTATGGACCAGGGACAAGGAGGGTGAGATGAACATGGACTATATCGACATTAAGGGACTTCAAGTTGTTCGCCGAGACAACACAGTATTCGTTCGCGAGGTGTGCAAAGAACTTCTTGATGTCGTACTGGAAAGTAATGATCCAGGACCCCCTAAACAATTGGCTCTTGAGCGAGCGATCAATCTATTAGAAGGTGAAGTTCCCGTTGATAAACTCATACTTTCTCAGCAGTTGGGAGATTCGTACAAAAACCCTAACCTACCCCATGTTCGAGTCAGGGACAAGATGCGTGAAAGAAAGCCCGGTTCCGAACCACAATCTGGTGATCGAGTACCCTACATCCTCGTGAAAACGGAAAATCCAAAGGCGAAGGCTTACGAGAAGGCTGAAGATCCCGTGTTTATGAAAGATAATGATATACCCATTGACTATCACCACTACTTCACCAATAAATTCCTGAATCCGATATGCGATCTCCTGGAACCCCTGGTGAAAAACCCAAGGACTGAAATCTTCGGTGACTTAATCGCCCAGCATAAACCACCTCCTAAGAAGAGAGAACCAGCACTAAGTGGTATGAAAAAGGATCAGCTCATCGAAGAGTGTAAGAAATACAACCTCGACTCGACGGGTAAGGTTGC